GGTTTGTGTAAACAGTGGGTGCTACTTCAAAGTAGTGGAACTTCCGTCACAGATTCATTTAACAATGCAAGTGTTACAGATAATGGCACTGGTGATTATACTTTAACAAGAACCAACAATATGGGAAATGCAACCTATTGTGCGATTGGTAGTTCTGGCGACCCTCAAACTAGTCACAATGCTAGTTCAGATGTAGGTGTGCAAACAACATCTGTTCACGATATAAGATGTGTTAATGATGCAGCAAATGCTACACAAGATGTTCCAGATACAGTTGGTGCAGTACATGGAGATTTAGCGTAATGGCTAAACCAACAGTAACATCAGTTAAATCTCAAATAGACACCCACGAGGCTGTATGTGCTGAGCGGTGGAAAGAGACTATATTACGTATTAAAAGAATTGAACACATCATGATTGGGACAGCAGGAACAATAATAGTACTGTTGGTTGGTCTTATAGTAAAATAATGTGCTGATATGATTGATCCAATTACATTAGGGGCAGCGGTCAGCACCGCCACAACTTGTTACAAAACTTTTATATCTATGGTACAGTCGGGCAAAGAACTTGAAGACTGTACCGCTACCTTGGGTAAATGGATGGGTGCTGTATCTGATATAGATAACATTCACAAAAACTCTAACAACCCTTCAACATTTGATAAATTATTTAATGGTTCTGTCCAGGAAGTTGCAATGGAAAGTTTTGCAGCTAAAAAGAAAATACAAAAACAAAGAGAAGAATTAAAAAACTGGTTGATAGGGCATTATGGCTTGCAAGCTTACGATGACTTGTTACGGGAAGAAGGTAGAATTAGACGGCAGAGGCAGGAAGCCGTATATGCTCGTGAAGAGCAAAAACGTATGATAAGAGATTACACAATCATGGGTATTGCTTGTCTTATAGGGTTTTCTGCTCTTGGTTGGATGGTTTGGTTGATTACCATGGAGGTTGGTTGATGGTCATGTTGTATAATTTTATATATTATTTTTTAATATTTTTTTGCATTGTGTCTTTTTTAGTTGTTGTTGCAATAGCTAGAGAAAAAGGAGTAACAACTTGCAGATTAGCAAAACAACTACTAGAAGATAAAACAAGAGTTTGTGTTTACGTTGGAGCTAATTATACACAGTGGAACGAGTATGTACCCATAGGTGCAGGTGAGTGTCCAAGAGAAATGCGGTGTAAGTATAGACCTAATGAAAAACCCTTTACATTAAAAAATGTAGTAAAAAGCATAAAGGATAGTTTTAAATGAGTAAAAAATTAGAAAAAGGTAGTCAATACGAACAGTTTGATTTAGATGGTGATGGCATTGTAAGTGATGATGAGCTTGCACGTTCTGAGCATATGATACGCCTTGAAAACTCTGATAAAATGCAAGACCAACAACGTATGCTTTGTTGGGTGTCTTCTATATCATCTATTATATTAATAGTGTTAGTTATGTCGCCAGTTATACCAGATGCACGAGTCGAGATGGTTACGGCTTTACTTTCTACGTATGTTGTGGCAAATTTAGGTATCGTTGCAACTTTTATGGGAACAACAGCTTTTACTAGATCAAAAGAAAATGGTAAATGATATGGGTGTTAATAGTAGTGTTACATGGAGTGAATATACAAGAACGTGTCTTTTTCTCTGATATTGATACATGCCTCAGATTCGCAGAAAAAATACGTGCACAGAATATGCATCAGCAAACGGCTTTTTCGAAAGTTTATGTTACTACTTACTGCATTCCGCAAAAAGGAGAAAAAGATGGCTAAAAGAGGTAGACCAAGAAAAAAATTGGTAGAAGATAAAAATAATAGTATAATGAACCTAATTAAAAAATTAATTGGGACTGCTAAAAGAAAAACATTTTGGGATTGGTTAACAGGTAAATGATAGAACAAACAGTTAGTGATGTAGAAAATTTTACTAAAACTATCAATGTTACCGAAGGTGGTGGTAGCGATGTAGAAGCTGGCATACAGTTTATCTATCATATGCGTGAACACCTAGTTGACATTGGTATCGCTACTGTTTACGTGTTTACTTGTTACACTATATATTTATTAATCACTAAAAAAATAAAGGGGTAGTTATGCCAAAAGACGCTTGTTATCATAAAGTTAAATCTCGTTATAGAGTTTTTCCAAGTGCTTATGCATCAGGAGCCATAGCTAAGTGTAGAAAAGTTGGTGCTGCTAACTATGGCAAATCTTCTAAAAAGAAAGCCGCAGGCGGCATTGTAAAATTATCTGGTGGAGGTTTAACTAGAAGAGGACATAGAAAAAGACCTGCTGGCAATTCTAAGATAGCCAGAGGTTGTGGTGTAGTAAAAAGACGTAAAGTCACTAAATATGTATAATGTGCTATGGCAGTAAGAAAAACAAAATCTGGTCTAGCATTAAAACGATGGTTTAAGGAGGATTGGAAAGATGTCCGCACGGGGAAGGCTTGTGGGAGAAGGAAAGGTGAGAAACGGGGTACTCCATATTGTCGCCCCTCAAAGAGGGTCTCTTCTAAAACCCCAAAAACTTCGGGAGAGATGTCAAGCTCTGAAAAGGCGAAAAGAATTGCTCAAAAGAAAAGAATAGGGCAACCTGCGGGTAAACCAAGAAGAGTTGAATCCGCAAGAAGAAAAACTAGCAAAAAAAGAAAATAGGAGATATATAATGGCTGGTATGATGAAGAAAAAAGGCTACCGTGCAGGTGGTGCAATGAAAAGAAAAGGCATGAAAAATGGTGGTAAGATTAATAATCTTAAAAAAGCTATTAAAAAAGTAGATGCCAAGAAAAAAGCCGCTGGTAAAAATGGTAAAAAACAAACCATGGCTCAAAGAATGAAAGCATTAAGAGCTAGAAAAAAGAAGTAGTGCCTTATTTACAAAGTAATATCCCTTACTTTAAATGTTGGGTAAGGAGAGAATACACTTGTAACCATCTAAGACACCACGGAGACTTTTTACATGCTATGGCTATAGGCGTTACTACTATGCCAAATAGGTGTTTAAGTTTTCAGGTTATGTTTACAGGTTGCGAAACAGACGATACAGATGAACCAAATGTGCATGGAGGAGCTATGTGGGCTAGAATGCCTATCACTGGTCTAATGGCAGATATTCCTGTAGAGGAATGGCCTGAACCAATGGCAACACATGATGCCCAGCCTTGGGACTGTTCTTCATATACTCATGCTGTTTATACATTAGATAGAGCAACACCTTGTCCTTGGGTAGCTAAGATAGGTGGACAGTTTTATCCTGCTAAGTATTTATTTACAGTTGACTACTCAGAAAGTGAGATTGCTGACGACCCTGCACAGCATAAGCAGAGCCATGTCATGTACTTACTAGATGCAGGTGAATGGACAGGTAATGTCGTAGCTTTACCAAATAATCGTGTAAGAGTAACTCATCCTGCGTGGTTTGAAACAGGTGAAGGTGCACCAGACTTTTTACCTTCTCAACATATACATTATTCTAAATCTGATTTAGACTATACGTTAGACGTAAATAGAATATTTGATAACCTATACAATGAGAACAACAATGGCAGTAAAGAAAAAAGACCCAAAAGTAGGGACAGGAAAAAAACCAAAAGGTAGCGGAAGGAGGTTATATACAGATGAAAATCCAAAAGATACTGTTGGAATTAAGTTTGCAACTCCGTCTGATGCTCGTGCAACAGTGGCAAAAGTTAAAAAAGTTAATAAGCCATTTGCTCGAAAAATTCAAATATTGACAGTTGGAGAACAAAGAGCCAAAGTCATGGGTAAAAGTCAGGTTGCAAGTATATTTAAAAAGGGTAAAGAATCTATAAGAAGGAGTAGACAAAATGGCAAGAAAAAGGGGTAGCATGAAAGGCTACAGTATAAAGAGCGGAGATAAAAGACCCACCAAATCTGGTGCGGGTATGACCGCTAAAGGTGTAGCTAAATATAGACGTGAAAACCCCGGAAGTAAGCTAAAAACAGCGGTTACTGGTAAAGTAAAACCAGGAAGTAAATCAGCTAAAAGACGTAAGTCGTTTTGTGCTAGAAGTGCAGGACAAATGAAAAAATTTCCAAAGGCGGCTAAGAATCCAAATAGTCGTCTAAGACAAGCAAGGAGAAGATGGAAATGTTAGGTAGTATTATAGGCCCAATATCAAGTTTAGCGGGTACGTGGTTACAGGGGCGTGTTGATAAAGCAAAAGCAGAAACAGAAGTAAAAGTAGCAAAAGCTAGAGCGGAAGCGAAAGTTTACGAGACTGAGGCTACATCTAGTTTTCTTAATGAGCAAGCTCTTACTAATCAAATGGGTGAAAGTTGGAAGGACGAGGCGTGGTCAATTTGGTTTATAGCCGTGTTAACATGCTGTTTCTTGCCGTGGACACAGGAATATGTTAAAGAAGGGTTTATATTCTTAGACGAAAGCACTCCTAACTGGTTTCATAACATGTTATATATAGTAATTGGGAGTTCATTTGGGTATAGGTTTGGTAAACAAGGACTACAAGTTTTAACTAAAAGGAGTAAGTAATGCATACTAAGAAGGTTAAAAAGGTAATTAAAGGTTTAAAAAAAGCATCTAAATTGCATGCAAAACAAGCTAAATCTCTTGGTACTTTAGTTAAAAATAAAAAATTTACACAATACGGTAAGAAAAAGAAAGGTAAGTAATGGATATTAACAAGTTACAGGATGAAATAGAAGCAGATGAGGGCCTAAAATTAGAGGTTTATCTTGACCATCTAAACTTACCTACAATGGGTATTGGGCATTTAATAAAAGAAGATGACCCAGAACATGGACAACCTGTAGGCACAAAAATATCTTATGAAAGATGCAGTGAACTATTTGAACAAGATATAAAAATAACCATAGATGATTGTAAAAAAGTTTATGATGACTGGGATGACATGGACGAAGAAATAAAAAGAATATGTTGCAATATGATGTTTAATCTTGGGTATCCTCGTTATTCTAAATTTAAACTTATGATAAAAGCCATAAAGGAAAAAAACCACGAAGAAGCTGCAAAACAAATGAAGCAAAGCAGGTGGTATAATCAAGTTACAAATAGAGCAGAAAGACTTATAGAGAGAATGAAAAAAGTAGGCTAGCCATGACACTTAAAAAATTAGCACTTAGAGGTGGTATAAATCGTGAAAGAACTCGTTATGCTAGTGAAGGTGGCTGGTACAATGGTGATAAGATACGATTTCGTAAAGGAATGCCTGAAAAAATAGGTGGATGGGCACAAATATCTTCAACAACATTTCAAGGTATATGTCGTTCTCTTTTTAACTGGGTTACCATAACAGGACAGAATTTCTTAGGTGTCGGCACAAATCTTAAGTTTTTTATAGAGAATGGTGGAGCTTACAATGATGTTACACCGTTACGTGCTACTGTATCTTTAACTAACCCGTTCACAACTACAAATGGTTCTACAACCGTATTAGTAACAGACGCAAATGGAGGGTTTGAGGACGAGGATTTTGTAACTTTTAGTGGCAGCAGTGCAGTAGGTGGTTTAACAATAACTGGTGAGTTTCAAATAGATATAGTATCGCCCACTACTTATAATATAACTGTATCTTCTGCAGCAAGTGGTAGCGGTACAGGCGGAGGTTCGGTATCTGCTGCGTACCAGATAAATACAGGCCCTGCATTTGCCATACCCTTAACAGGTTGGGGTGCAAGTTCATGGGGTTCTGGTACATGGGGCGTAGGACAATCATCTGTTAATGAACTTCGCACGTGGAATCAGTCTAACTTTGGTGAAGATTTAGTATTTGGGCCTAGTGGTGGTAGAATTTATTTTTGGGATTCAGGTGATGCTGCATCTTTATCTACTAGAGCCGTTGAAGTTTCTTCGTTAGCGGGAGCATCAGATGTTCCAACAGTACAAAATATACTATTAGTATCAGATAACAGATTTGTATTTTGTTTCGGTGTTAATGAGGTAGGAAGCTCAAGTTTAAATCCGATGCATATTAGATGGTCAGACCAAGAAAAAGTTTTTGACTGGACACCTAGTGAAATTTCTCAATCTGCTGGGTTAACTTTATCACGTGGTACTGAGATAGTAGCTGCTCAACAAGCTCGACAGGAAATATTAGTATGGACTGATGTAGCACTATACTCAATGCAATATGTAAAATTACCTGACGTATGGAATGCTAACATAGTTGGTGAAAACGTATCTATTGCTTCTCAGAAATGTGTTGCTTATGCAAACGGTGTTGCATATTGGATGGGTAAAGGTAACTTCTATAAGTATGATGGTCGTTCACAACCACTTCGTTGTGATGTTCGCAGGTACGTATTTAATGATTTTAATACTCTACAATACCCTCAAGTGTTTGCAGGTTCAAATGAAGCATTTCATGAAGTATGGTGGTTTTATTGTTCTTCCAGTGCAAACAATATAGATAGATATGTAATTTATAATTATTTAGAAGATACATGGTATTTTGGTACATTGGCTAGAACTGCTTGGATAGGTTCTGGGTTAAGAGATAACCCCACGGCAGCTACATATGACAATAACCTAGTAAATCATGAAGATGGTGTAGACGACAAACAAACTTCTACAGCCAGCCCATCAGCTATAACAGCATTTGTAGAATCTGCAGAGTTTGACTTAGATGATGGACATAAATTTGCTTTTGTTTATAAATTATTGCCTGACATAACTTTTGATGGTTCTACAGCAGATAGTCCAGCTGCAACATTTACCTTAAATCCTTTAGGTAGTTCTGGATCAGGTATAAATTCACCTGCATCTGAGGGGGGTTCTAATTCTGGAACTGCAACTCGTTCAGCTACATCACCAGTAGAAGCGTATACAGATCAAGTTTACACAAGAGTAAGGGGTAGACAGATGTCTATTAAAATACAATCTACAACTACAGGCACTACTTGGCAGGTAGGTACACCTAGAATTGACTTAAGACCAGATGGGAGAAGATAATGCCAAAAGAAAGTAATTATGACATAGGGTTTCGTGCTCCAGTTTTACCTTATTTTCCTCAAGAGTATGATACACAAACAATGGAACAGTTTACTAACGTGTTAAGACTGTATTTTAGTCAGTTAGATAACGCACTTCGTAATGCTAGTAGTACAGATAAAGCCGATGCACAGGCTTGGTTTTTAGGCTAATGGGTAACGTATATACAAATGCTAAAAAAGATTTAACAAGCACTAGTGTTACAACTCTGTATACGGCTCCTAGCCTTACAACTAGCATAGTAAAATCAATACTTGTATCAGAGGATTCAGGTAATGCAGACACAATAACACTAACGATAACGGATGCAGAATCTTCTCCTGCTACATTTAGTCTTTATAAAACAAAAGCCATATCTGCTAATGCTACTGCAGAGTTACTAACACAACCTTTAGTGTTAAAGACAGGTGAGATATTAAAAGTTACAGCAGCTACTGCTAACAGGTTACACGTTGTAGCAAGTATATTAGAGATATCATAATGCAAATGGTAGATAGTAATCAAAAACTAGTAGAAGGGCCTTCTATTATACCTATGGCTATGAGTAATCTAGGTGTTGAACATTACTACCCAAAAAAGGAATTATCTTTTAAAGAGGCCATGATTGCTACAGCTAGAGAAACTACCTTAGATAAAACAGATACAGTACAAGCAGGCAACACAATATTTCTTTCTCACAAAAAAGATAAAGGTAAAATGGCGGGACGTATATTTAACGTAGACACACCTAAAAATTTTGTTGTTAACATGTTAGAGTACATATCGCATTTACAAAAGAAAAAAATAACAAATTACAAGGCATATGTAGAAGAGGCCCTGTTTCAAGCATTACGTGAATTAGACAGCATTTTAGAAAAAACTGATACCGATATAAGAATTAACAGATTTAAAGGCGGTGAATATCTAATGGATATAACAGTCGGGAAAGAAAAGGTGCGTTAAATGGGGTTTTTTGACGATCTTATTGGTGATACTGTTGACTTCTTTACTGGCGATGTAGGAGAAATTGTAGAGGACGTTGTTGATGTAATTAAAGATGACCCTGTAAAGGCTG